CACGAAAGTACGAATAAGGAAGATGAAAAATGTTGAATTTCTTTTCGGGGAAACCAATAATTCCATCTGCTGTTTGAGCCTCACAAAGGTTGATAGTTCATTTGCGTGAAGCCAACCATGCGGAATCATTGGTATGATATCCGTTGAGAGTAACTCATACAGCCCGTATAGTCGTCGTGTTTCTTTGTACCTGGAGTTGCGCCTCCACCTGAGCTCTAGCGCAAAATAGAGCGTTACGGTCACGTAAAGTTGCTGGCGAAGCGAAAGGATGGGAATTCCATGATTAATATGGGACGCTACCGGCGTGCAGCGCTTCGTCAATACATCGGTGTTTTCAACTCGAGTAGTGAGCAGGAGCTGTACGACCAATATGTTGGTGAAATTCTTGACGCTCAAGGGATCACGTATCCTCATGACCCTAGAAGCGTTTACGATCCATCACAATTGTTTTCAGCACTCGAATTGTATTCTCCGAAGTACAACAAGAGAGTAGATTGGGATCAACACTTACGCCATGGGTTCAATGTCGCACTTTCCATTTTCGGTAGAAGGGGGAAAGAGTTAAAAGCCCTACGTAAGCAGGAGGACTTGATCGCTGCGGTAAAGCTTGATAAGAATTCGGGTCTTCCCTTTCTTGTCAAGAAGAAAGAGGTACTTCAGTATGGCCTCGATCGACTAAATCAAGTGCTCATGGGCACGAAGGCGGCTAATCCGTGTGTCGCCTTCAAGAGGACGCAAGCTGGCAACAAAACGCGCCTTGTTTGGGGGTACCCGATAGAGATGACGTTTTGTGAGGCACAGTTTGCGCGACCGCTCATCGACAAATTCCTCTGCCTGGAGACTCCAATGGCCTTCGGTGTTCCGAAAGCTTTCCTTGGTCCTCGTATCTCATTAGACATTGCTGAACAAGGTATTGTTCATTGTCTTGACTATTCCAAATTTGATCAGACAGTTCCAAGCTTCTTAATACACAAAGCCTTTGATATTTTAAAGACTTGGTTTACTGAAGAGGACTTGGTAGAACTTGGATGGGATAAGATGGTGCGATACTTCATTTACACACCCATTGTGATGCCTGACGGTAATTTATATACTGGCAAGGATCACGGGGTTCCGAGTGGTAGCTATTTCACGCAGTTGATTGATTCAATTGTTAATGTAATAGTTATATTCGCTTGCCTTCATGAGATGAGGATTGATTTGCCGCGTCGTCGCTTATTAGTGCTAGGCGATGACAGCATCTTCTCAGTTAGTAGAGAGATTGATTTGTCTTTACTGAAAGAGAAGTTGGAAAAGTTTAACATTCGCTTGAACGTTGAGAAATGTCATGTGAATGAGGCCCACTTCCTTGGGGTTTATTGGCGTAAAGCAATGCCGAGGCTAGAGTTGCACAAACTCGCGGCTAAAGCGACTCAACCTGAAACCTTCCGCAAATATAGCGGACAAACTAAGTCCGAGAGAAATCTCGAAGCGCTTTTCGTACTTGCTAGCTTTGCTACAGTGGCTATAGACGGTTGGAAATTGCTTCCACTAATGCATGACGTCTATGGTACAGTGTGCCGAATTCATGGTGGGTTCAAGTTAGAACATCTGACTGGTTCTGATCGGTTTACACTCGAATATGCGGAGTTCTCTCGAGCTGGTCCCGGTTTCATAGCGCGTCGTCTTTCCGATTCTAG